CATAAACATAATCAAATAATGGATCCAGTAAAAATGAACATTAATCTCGAAGATACAACCGAGATAACATGCGATGAGTGTGGTAGCGCTACATTCCACGAAGCAGTATTATTACGCAGTATTTCCCGTTTTATTACCGGAACTGCTCAAGATGGTATGATGCCAATTCCTGTATTTGCTTGTGATAAATGTGGCTATGTAAATAATCAATTTATGCCTAAATCACAACCATCAGCAGGGGCACCATCAGTTGAAGATGTATCTGAACAACCAAAACGTTCACGTTTTCCACGTCCTGAGTAATGAATGAATTCTTTAAAATATTGTCTTACTTATCATACGATAAAGTACCTTATAGCAAATTAACTGATGCTGAAATTAAAAGCATCAATGTGTATATGCTACATAGGTACTTATCTATGAGTTCTGAGTATTGTGTATTTGCTAATGAAGTGCAAGCTATACCTAATTTAAACGCAGAACAAGTATATAATATTTACTTATCATTATTACCAAAAGCTAAAAAGTATTTTAAATACACTAAAGCTGCTTCCGAAAAGATAGATAAGGATAAAGTTTCTAAATTATCTTTATTATTGCAAGTATCTCAAAGAGAAGCAAACGATTATCTTGCTTTATTAAGCAACGATCAATTTCAAGACATATTAAACAGTTATGGCCAAAACACAGATACCCGCCCTGCTAAAGGAAATAAAAAACAAAGCGGTAAGAGAAATAAATTATCAAAATGATAAAACAATTTCATACTCTCAGTTCTCTATCTATGCTAAATGTCCATTTCGTTGGGGTTTAGAATATAGAGAAGGGTATCGTATTTATCAACCTTCAATGGCTGCTGTTTTTGGAACATCAGTACACGTAGCAATGCAACATTATATTCAAACTATGTTTGATGAATCAGGTGCTGCTGCTGATCGTGTTGATATTGAAGATTTCTTCCAAAAAACATTCATGGAAGAATATAAAAAAACATTAAACGATAATAAGGGTGTACATTTTTCATCCGCATCTGAAATGCGTGAGTATTATGATGATGGATTAGCTATTATCGATTATTTTAAAAAGAATAAAGGCGAATACTTCAGTACTAGAAAATGGCACTTAGTTGGGATCGAGATGCCTTTAGTACAACCAATTGATCCTAACCATCCTAACGTTTATCTTAAAGGATATATTGACTTTGTGTTATATAATGAAAACGCAAATAAAGTTAAGATCTTCGATATTAAAACATCTAAAATGGGATGGAAAGATAAGGAAAAGAAGGATGAATTAAAAATGCAACAAATTATTCTATATAAAGAATATTTTGCTAAACAATATAATATTGATCCAGAATTAATTGATGTTGAATTTTTCGTTGTTAAACGTAAATTATATGAAAATCTTGATTTCCCTCAAAAACGTATTCAAATCGTTGAACCTGCTTCAGGTAAAGGCAAACGCAATAAAGCAGTATCACACATTACAGAATTTATCAATACAGTATTCAACCCTGATGGCACTTATAAGTCAACAGAATTAGTCAAGAATGTATCTAAAGAATCATGTCAATGGTGTCCGTTCAAAGACAATAAAGAACTTTGTAATAAAGATTCATCTTTCTAGTTTTGTTATATATTTATATACAAATATAATAATATACAAAAATGGGAAAAAATGAACAATTGGTCTTGACAAGTGTAAAAGTACACGGAGACATATTTGAGGAATTTAAAATGGCCTCTATAAAAGATAAATTCAACTTACAAAAATTAATGAACAGAGCAATGCATTTATATTTGACAAATGATGAGTTTAAAAAACAAATTCATAGTCATAATGCATTAGTAATGTCAGGAAGTCTATAATAAATTAAACAATCAGTTATGCAAAACTACATTCCTAAAGAACAAAGGAAAAAAATTCTATTATTGTGTGATGATATCCGATTTACATCTGGTATTGCTACAATGGCTAGAGAAATTGTTGTTGGTACATCACCACATTTCAATTGGGTAAATATTGGAGGTGCTATTAATCACCCAGAAAAAGGACAACGTTTAGATTTATCTTCAGATACTAATAAAAGTGCTGAAATTAATGATGCATCTGTAATGATTTATCCTACTGATGGTTATGGTACAATTGAATTTGTTCGTCAAATTATTGAAATTGAAAAACCAGATGCAATTATGTTGTTTACTGATCCACGTTATTGGATTTGGTTATTCCAACACGAGCGTGAAATTCGTTCACAAATGCCTATTATTTATCTAAATATTTGGGATGATTTACCTTATCCATTGTATAATAAACCATACTATGAATCATGTGATACGTTGTTTGCTATTTCAAAACAAACAGAAAATATTAATCGTGTAGTATTAGGGGATGTTGCTAAGAATAAATTAATTAAATACGTTCCTCATGGAATTAATGAAAAATATTTCTTTCCATTAGATAAAAAATCAGATGATTTTAAAGCATTTAAAAAACAAGTATTAGGAGATAGTAAATTTGATTTTATTGCTTTTCATAATGCTCGTAATTTAAGACGTAAATCAACATCTGATTTAATTTTAGGATTTAAAGTGTTTTTAGATCAATTACCAAAACAACAAGCTGATAAATGTGCTTTAATTTTACATACAGACGCTGTTGATGATAATGGTACTGATTTACCTAAAGTAATCGAAATGTTGATGGGTGATAAACAGAAAAACATTTACATTTCAAACCAAAAGATTACTCAATCACAATTAAATAATTATTATAATCTAGCCGATATTACAGCATTGATATCCTCGAATGAAGGTTGGGGATTATCGCTTACCGAGTCAATGATGGCGGGTACTCCGATTTTAGCAAATGTAACTGGAGGTATGCAAGATCAAATGCGTTTTGAAGATGAAGATGGTAATTGGATTAAATTTACAGAATCATTTGGATCAAACCATTTAGGTAAATATAAAAAACATGGTAAATGGGCATTCCCAGTATTTCCAAGTAACATTTCATTAATTGGTTCTCCTCCAACACCATATATCTTTGATGATAGATGTGATTTTAGAGATGTAGCTTCTCAATTAGCAGAAGCTTATAAATTAAAGATGGAAGATTCAAATGAATACTCTAAATTAGGAGAAGCAGCTCGTGAATGGGCAATATCAGACGAAGCAATGATGACTGCTAAAAATATGTGTATCAATGTTATTGATGGTATTGATGAAACATTTAAAACATGGACTCCAAGACCCTTATTTGACTTGATTAAAATTGAAGATTATAAACCAAATTATTTAAAATACCCAGTAGCAGAACATGAATAAGCCGTTATGTATAGTAAGCTCACCTGTAGACACATTTAGTGGTTACGGTGCACGCTCAAGAGATTTTATTAAATCATTAATTAAAGCCAAAGGAGATGAGTGGGATATTAAATTATTGTCTCAACGTTGGGGTCAAACTCCGTTTGGGTTTTTAGATGAGGAAATAGATGATGAAGCTGATTTGAAATCCCGTATTATTGGTTCTGGTAATCAAATTCCATCTCAACCTGATGTTTGGTTTCAAATTACAGTTCCGAATGAATTTCAAAAAGTAGGTAAACATTTAAGTATTGGAGTAACAGCAGGTATTGAAACAACATTATGTGACCCATCTTGGATTGAAGGTTGTAATCGTATGGATTTAATATTAGCTTCATCTGAGCATTCAAAAACAGTATTTGAAAATACTAAATTTGAACAACAAGATAAAGCAACAAATAAAACAGTATCAATTGTTGAATTAAAAACACCTGTTGAAGTATTATTTGAAGGAGTTGATTTAAATAAATATTTTAAAACTACTCCACCAAAAACAAATTTAACATCAGAATTATCTAAAATCAAAGAAGATTTTGCGTTCTTATTTGTAGGACATTGGTTACAAGGTGATTTTGGTGAAGATAGAAAAAATGTTGGTTATATGGTTAAAGCATTTTTAGAGGTATTTAAAGGTAAAATGAATCCTCCAGCTTTAATTATGAAAACCAACTCAGCTACAACTTCTATTATGGATCGTAATTCAATGTTAGAAAAAATTGAACAGATTCGTAAAACTGTAAATGGTCGTTTACCTAACATTTATCTATTACATGGTGATTTAGAAGATGAAGATATTAATGATTTATACAATCATTCTAAAGTAAAAGCAATGGTATCATTTACTAAAGGTGAAGGATTCGGTCGTCCATTACTTGAATTTACAGTTACAGAAAAACCAGTAATTGCTTCAGGATGGTCAGGCCATATTGACTTTTTAGATAAAGAAGCGGCGGTATTAGTAGGAGGAGAATTAAAACCAATTCACAAATCAGCAGTAGTACCTAATATGCTAATTGAAGATTCACAATGGTTTGCTCCAAATGACGGACAAGTAGGATACGCATTAAAGGAAGTATATGAAAATTATAAAAAATATATTCCATTAGCTAAAAAACAAGCTAATATATCTAAAAATAAGTTTTCATTAGATAAAATGACTGAGAGATTATCCCAAATTTTAGAGGAAAAAACACAGCCAATACCTAAGTTTATCCCTTTATCTTTACCTAAATTAAACGATTTACAATTACCTAAACTAAGTAAATAATGGAAGAAATGTTTGATTGCCCTATTTGTGGAACTGATAAATCAGTAGCAGCTGTTAAAATGGCTGGAGTCGATACCCGTATCTGTCAGAGTTGTGGATACCAAACTAATGAAGGTATGATTGATGGTTCCGATTTGGAGAAATCAATATTTGAATCTCAACCTGAATTATTTAAAGATTTAAAATTGATTGACGATGATGGATATGTTTGGTACCCAACAGTATTAAATGAAAAAAATAAAGTCATGTTATTTCCAGATGGAAAAAACGCAGATAATTGGGGTTGGAGAGTTGCAGAATATATTCCAATTGGAGAAAATGACAAAGCATTAGTTGGTCAAACTCATAAATTAGATATGACTAATTCAGTTATATATCCTAATATGATGTTTTCAGCCGCTTTATATGCTTATTCAATTTTAATGGAAAAATAAAATGAAATTTAGTTTTGCAATCCCAGTTTGTAATGAATTAAATGAATTACAAGCATTAGTTTCGAATATTTTAGAACACAAACAAGTACAGGATGAAATAATCATCCTATTTGATAAAGATAATGGTACTAAACAGGTAGAAGATTATTTAAGAGCATCAACAGTAGCATCTAAAGGTATTGCTTGGTATTCGGCTTCATTAAATAATGATTTTGCTACATTTAAAAATAATTTCCTAAACTATTGTACAGGTGATTATATTGTCCAAATTGATGCGGATGAATTACCATCAGATGAATTTTGGAAATACTTACCAGCATTATTTGAATCGAATCGAGGATTAGCAGAATCGTTTTATATCTCAAGACGTAATACAGTTGATGGATTAACCCCAGAACATATTGCTAAATGGGGGTGGAATGTACAAAAAATCGACAATAAGGAATTAATTAATTTTCCTGACTGGCAGCATCGTATTTTTAAAAATACAGGTAAAATAAAATGGAAAAACAAAGTACATGAGGTACTTGAGGGACATGGGACTCTTTCATACATTCCATCTGAATTATTTTTATGGCATCATAAAGATATTAAACGTCAGGAAAAACAAAACGCATACTACGACACACTATGATTGAATTAAAAAATATACAGGGATTAGTAGGCAATCATGTTGCTCCTTATATTTACAATGCAAAAAGTTTTGAACCAGGTAAAACACCTATATACTATTCAGGACCGTATTGGGATAATAAAGAAACAGAAGCTGCTATTGAAACCTTTTTAAACGGTAAATGGATTACTACAGGTGAAAAAGTTCATAAATTTGAACGTCAGTTTAGTAAGCGATTCAAAGTTAAACATTCACATATGGTTAACTCAGGATCATCAGCTAATCTTGTATTAATTGCAGCACTTAAACGTAGATTTAATTGGGCAGATAATGATGAAGTACTTGTATCGCCTGTTGGATTTGCTACAACAATTTCAGTATTATATCAACACCGATTAAAACCAGTATTTGTTGATATTGAGTGGGATACATTAAATTTTGATTTAGACCAATTAGAAGCTAAGATTACACCTCGTACTAAAGCTATTTTTGTATCACCTGTATTAGGTAACCCACCAAATATGGATCGATTAATTGAAATTGCTGAAAAATATAATATTCAATTAGTAGGTGATAATTGCGATTCATTAGGATCTAAATGGGGTGATAAGTATTTAAGCGAGTACTATGTTGCATTCTCAAATTCATTCTACCCAGCACACCACATCTCAACTGGTGAAGGGGGAATGGTATGTACAAATGATGATGAATTAAAGAAATTATTTGTTTCGATTTCATGGTGGGGTAGAGATTGCTATTGCATCGGTTCAGCTAACTTGTTATCATGTGGTACTTGTGGTAAACGATTCGATAATTGGTTAGAAAATTATGATGGTATAATTGACCACAAGTATGTATTCTCAGAAATGGGATACAATTTAAAACCATTAGATTTACAAGGTGCAATCGGATTAGAACAATTACTAAAATTAGATGAAATTGAAACTAATCGTCGTACATCACATGATCGTCTAACTCAAATATTCACCGATAACATTTCAGGATTAAGAGCACCACAATCATTAGATAAAGCAGACCCATGTTGGTTCGGTACACCATTCATTTGTGATGAACCTGGATTAAAACATCGTTTAGTTGAGTATCTAGAGGCAAATAAGATACAAACACGTAATTACTTTGCAGGTAATATCTTATTACATCCAGGTTATTCATTCTTAGATGATTCGAGTCTGTATCCTGAAGCAAATAAAGTATTAGATAAAGTATTTTTTATTGGTGCTGCACCACACTATACTGAACCAGTATTTGAATATATTGAACAAGTAGTTAAAGGCTTTAAATGAAAGTATTAGTATTAGGAGATGGTTTATTAGGTTCTGAAATTGTTAAACAAACAGGATGGAACTATTTTTCTCGTAAAAAAGACGGATTAGATATTACTGATTACCA